CTTTCTCATATTAATGCAAATTAGTTACTATAAATAAAAGTAATATTTAATATTGTTGAAACCTCAACATCTGATACAATCTTCAAGGTCTTTTGTAGAGTTTACAAACTTATTTCCAGCATTATAAGACAATTAAACAACAAACTTTTTGTTTTGAGGGCTTATTTTGACCGTTATCTTTTCTGTCTTATTGGCATGGTTATAAAACATACAGTATAATTCTGGGAAAAGACGTTGAATTTCTTTATAATGCAAAAACTTTTTTCATGATAAAATTAATAATATCATACTACAAAGATAAGACTAAATCGATGTTTTATAGTTATGGAAGAAAATATAAAATCTAACAAAAACATTTATACACATCTTATAATCAGATATTTATTATTGAGATGCTTAATATTATCTAACGTAAGACTAACATTTATATTTTAAGACGTTTTGATGTCGACTTAAATATCCAATATTAGTTTCTAAAATAAATAGTAATATACAGGTATACTATCTCAAACGATTGAATTTTGCTTCCGTTAAATACATATATGTCTCAGTACCAAGAAGGGGTAGTACAGTTGTCGGCAAATACGAATATCCGATCGTTTTTGAGTGCAATAAAGTTTATTGTATCGACTGGCTGTATTTTGTCGGCAATATGAAGGAACTACTTAATTATTTTGAACTGATGGACTAAACGAATGAAAGTATACTTCTGCATCACCTGCCATTATATAGTAAGTCAGGCATGTATCAAAAGGTATAGATTTTGTACTGCCATTTTTTAAGAAGTGGATAGGCCTACTGGGTGAAGGCTTCTTTGATATACGAGGAAAAATGGGTAAAGGCGTACATTATCTTATGGATAAATATACCTCAAAATATATTCCTGAATGAAAGTTGTATATTCTGGAATATATTTTGCTTTTAACAGAAAACAAGTTTCGCAAAGAAAATCTATGAATTGAGACTTCTATTCTCTCACGAGTTGTGAAGCATCCGATAGTACAATGGAAAATATCCCTGATTGCCGAAGAAACGTGATTCTCCCTCATTCATCGCCAAATAAAAACGGGAGAACCGAATGCTCTAGGTATTGCTCATATCCTTTACGTACTCAGGTAGTCCGCCTATGGGTTGGGAAATGCCCGTTTGGCAGGATTTTTTTCCCTTATATAGAACACAACGGGCTCATGAGTGACACATTCTTCGGATGGGTATAGCGGATTCAGATACCCCTTTATAAATATCTTTTCATCTCCTGACAATTGCTGACTATCCATGACTATTCCTGCCATCAGTCCGGTCCAGTTTGGCAGGTATCGTTTTTTCTCTTACATTCGCATCAACGAATATTTAAAATCGATCATATGGAAATATATTACATTGAAGCCGGTATCTTTGACAGGATGCTGGGATGTGTCGAAAGTCTATCGACACGCGTGGACAGGCTGTATGAGAAAAATGCGAATAAAGGGGTTGGTGAGTGACTGGACGGTCAGGATGTCTGCCTGCGCCTTGACATTTCTTCCCGTACCCTGCAGACCCTTCGTGATACCGGACGGTTGGCGTTCACCCAGGTTCAGCGTAAATTTTATTACAAACCGGAAGATGTGGAGAGGCTGATGACTTATGTCGGTATGAGGCGCAAGGAGAAGGCGGTGAGAGACAGAAGAAAAAGCAATAACTTTTAAAAAAGCAAGAAATGGAAGGAATTATCGGTAAGGAGAGTGAGAGTATCCTGCGTTTCTTTATTCTGCTGGAGAATATTCAGGTAAAAATGGATCAGCTAATGGAGGGTAACCGCCCGCCTTTTAACGGTGAACGGTTCCTGACTGACAGGGAGTTGTCCGGGCTGTTGAAAATCAGTCGCAGATGTCTGCAGGATTATCGTGACCAGGGTCGGCTCCCCTATGTCCAACTGGGTGGAAAGGTGCTGTATAAAACGTCGGACATTGAAAAATTATTGGAAGGTAACTATCACAGGGCGCTGATATAATATTGCCCTTTTTAGGCTTTAATGGGATGAGTGTTGGGACTGTCAAGGATTCCGACACTCATCCCATTTTTTATCTGGACATTTTTAGCTCTTAACCCAGTCCGTATCCTTCCGCTTTCTTCTTTTCATGAGCCAATCCATGTCCGAGGATATTTTCTGGTCAGTGACTTGCGCATATACCTGCGTGCTATTGATGTTTGTGTGTCCCATCATCTTGGCGATGCTTTCTATCGGAATACCGGAGGTCATCATTAGAGTTCCGAACGAATGCCTAGCCATATGATAGGATAAATTTTCCTTCATCCCCAGTGCTACACCCAGCCCGTGGACCTCGTACCAGAGGATATCCCGGACCGGTAACGGAAAGACCGGCTTCTCGTTATCCGTGGTGTTGTAAAGTTCTAGTATTTGTTCGGCTACCGGGTGTAACGGGATAAATGCTTCTGCGCCCGTCTTAGCCCGGCGGATGCGGATGTATCTTCTTCCTAGGGAACTCTTTTCAATGTGGCGTGGATGGAGTCTGCGCGTATCCACATAGGCAAGCCCTGTGAAAGAGGAGAATATGAATGTCCTGCGTGCCAGCTCCATCATCGGGTCGGGCATCGGGGTCTCCATTATCAGTTTCAACTCATTGCGCCCGATGTGCTTCAATTTCGGACTGTCCTTCTTCTCGTATGCCACGTCCTCTATCGGATTGGCTCTCAATACTTCCCGGTCCACAGCGATATAGATGAGCCTGTTAAGCCAGCACAGGCAGTGGTTCACATGTCCGTTCCCATGTCCCAGCTCTTTCTTGAGAAAGATTTTGAAGGATTCGGCGAACTCCTCGGTGATGTCTGAAAAGGCGATGTCCCTCATCCCCCTGGATTCGATGAACTGCCTCAGATTGAGCTGGGTTGTCTTTGACTGGCGATAAGTTGAGGTGGAGTTAATCTCGACTGAACGGATTCTAAGCCGTTCCCGTTCTGCCTCTCCGGTCTGCAGCAGGAATTCCGGAATGGAAACGGTATTTGATACGGTAGCTTTGAGTAATTCCGCCGTGACCACTCCCTGGTTCTTCAGCAGGTTCCCGTATGCCTCTTCCAGTCGGCTGCGGAAAGCGGTAAGGCGGTTGTTTTCTTTGTTCATCCTGATTTCTCCTTTGTTACTGTCCCAGTCACTGGGCTTGCAATAGATGCCTGTCGTGACAGCTGACTTCCTGCCGTCGATGCTGATCCGGCAGAGGATGGCTGTCGTTCCGTCCGATTTCACCTTGTTACGGTTGATGTAGAACATGAGTCTGAATGTACTGCGCATGGTAATGACGTTTTTAGGATTAAAGAATTAGTTTGAGATCACGTGTCGTCTCAATGAACCTGTCCATGTCTTCGAACAGTCTCTTCGGGGTTACACGGGCGTAGATTTGGGTGGTCTTTATGTTGGAGTGTCCCAGCATCTTGCTGATGGTCTCGATCGGCACTCCCTCCTCGAGTGTGATCAGAGAAGCGAAGGAATGCCTTGCTGTATGGTAGACAAGGTCCTGGCTGAGTCCTGCCATCAGGCGCAGGGATTTCATATTGGCCCTGAGCGTATGGTAGTCCTGCGGTGGAAAGAGGGTCATGCGGGCATCATCACGGTACTTTTCGATCAGCACGAGGGCTTCCGGCAGCAGCTTGACGCGCCCGAGGTAGTTGGTCTTCTTCCTCCGGTACTTCAGCCAGAGATTGTTTTCTTCATCCGTGAAGAGGTTCTCCCGAGTGATACTTACCACATCAGCATAGGCTGTGCCGGTGTAGCAGGCGAAGAGGAAGAGGTCCCGGGTGATGACATGCGACCTGCGTTTCTCCGGAATCTCCAGATCACGCAGTTTCTCGAAATTCTCCCGGCTGAGTGCTTTCGGTGTACTTTCCTTCTGTTTGGGTAGTTTGAAGTGGCAGAAATGGTATTTCTCCGAATGTCCCTCCTTGTAGGCGATACGGCAGATCTTTTTCAGGATGGCCAGGTAGCCGCGAAGCGTGTCCACGGCATGTCCTTTTTCCATGAGGATGAAATCCTGATAGTCGCGGATGAACTGCTCGTTGAGTTGCCCGAATGCCAGGTCCGAGACCTTGAACTTCGCCTTGATGAATTCGGAAAGCGTGCGGTAGGTGAAGAGGTAGGTCGAGAGTGTGGTGGGCGCACGGTCTACGCCAACACGGGCCTTCATTTCCCCATTGTGTCGGTCGAGAAGCTTGAGCAGGGTCATCTGTATGCCCGCATTACCCTGAAACATGTCCCTGACCGCGGCGGCATCGAAGTCCTTTTTCCTTTCCATGAGGGAATTGAAGGCCGAGTGTACGGCAAGCAGTAGCCTCTCTATTTTTTCATTGGTTTCCACCGCTTTCCGGCTTTTGCCGTTCTTGTCCGGCTCGCTCTTTTTCAGGTAGAGCAGTACCTTAAATTTTTCCACGCTGAACTGCGCCATCGTGCGGTTGAGGGTGATCCGTCCCATGATCGGGGCTTTGCCGTTCTTGTCCGGCTCGCTCTTTTTCAGGTAGAGCAGTACCTTAAATTTTTCCACTTTCATAACGCTCTTTTTTAGGTTGTAAAAATACTCCTTTGAAAAGCGCCCTTTGGCATGCAAAATATTGATGAACAGTGAATACAAATCCGCTTTGTTCTTATCGATAAAAATCGGTTACCTGTCGTCGTTTCAGAAACAGGCGGCTAACAGCCTGGTAACTGAAACGCTGCAATATTTTGTTTTCTTTTGCAGGCCAGCCTATTCTGCAATTCTCGTAAAGTGCTTAATTATAAACGTTTTACGTTTTATACTCGCCATTCCGTTTTTTACTGCATTTCTAAATATTACTTACACGGCACGCCACACTTGGGCTACACTTGCCAAATATTGCCAGGTTCCCGAAGAGGTGATTTCCGAAGGACTGGGACATTCTTCACTTGAAGTCACACGGACGTATCTCAAGAGTTTTGAAGGGGAGGAACTTAATCGGGCAAATATAGTCGTTAATAATTACATAATCACAGGGGAAAAGAGAATGTGGAATGAAGCTTAAGATGCTGTTACTTCGTAAGTAACAGAGAGTTATCGATGCTGCAAAGATATAAGAATTTTAATAAAAAATATATTATTTACAAAGTTATTTTCATTAGATCACTAAAAAAGTTTCGACACAAGGCAAAAAACAAGGATAGGGATACATACTAGTTGCAAGAGTTATGAAAACGCATATAACTTTTTCTTCCCACTTTGAAATGAATAAAGCGGAATACACTGCTATTTGTCTTTCTTGACTTAAATAATCTGTTGATAATCAGGATTATGGTAGAACTGCGCTCTGTTCTGTCATAAAACAAGTTTCTGTTACTTACGAAGTAATTTTCGCCTATACAAACGGACAACTTAAGTATAATGAAGCAAAAAAATAAATTCATAAAAGAGCGTCTTAAGCACAAACAGGAGCAGCTTTCCATGCAGGCAATCAGACAGGAACGTCTTAACCGTACCATGCAAAATACCAAAGATGATATTGATCAGCTCATCTATGCCCTTCACGAACTGGAAGAAGCCGAAAAAGGTAATCATAAACGTCATACTATTCCTTATAATGAAGTCTTCAGTTTCTTTACGCGCATCTGCCGTCTGTTCGACTATCTTCAACACCGTTGCCATAAATATTTTAATTACCGGCTGACCTGCCTTGTGATACACGCCCATTACCGATTTCGCAGCCGGACACGGGCACCCGGTCGTGAGTATCTTAGTCCCGGAACCATACTTACCTATTTCAAGCATGAATGGGAAATGGTTGTATAACTTCGAACTTAAAATAATCATTGCATTTATAACACTTCTTTTTTCTTAGGGATCTGATAGCGATTTACATTATTAATTAATAACTAGAGAATATGGGAAAATTAAAACATTTAGGTATGTCACTCCTCTTGGCAACAACATTTTTCAGTTGCGGAGATGACTATGACGACACTGCTTTGCGCAACGATGTGAACGACCTTAAATCGAGAGTAGAAAAACTGGAATCATGGTGCAGCACTACCAATACACAGATCAGCGCCTTGCAGGGACTGGTTTCAGCATTGGAACAGAATGACTATGTGACCGGAGTTACTCCTATTGTAGAAGGATCAGTAGAAGTGGGTTACACTATCACTTTCACTAAAAGCAAGCCCATCACCATCTATCACGGCAAGGATGGTAAGAACGGTGCTGACGGTATAAACGGTGTCGACGGCATCACCCCTCTTATTGGTGCGGAGAAAGATACCGACGGTATATATTATTGGACTATAAAGCTCGGTGATGCCGATTCTGCATGGTTGACTGATGTTGATAACAATAAAATACCTACTACCGGTAAAGATGGAGAAAATGGAAACGATGGTGAACCTGGAAACAATGGTGAGCCTGGTAAGGATGGTGAGCCCGGTCATTCTCCCGTTATCAGTGTAGATACGTTTGAAGGCAAACTGTACTGGAAAGTAGATGATGAATGGTTACTGGACAGTAATAGTAATAAAGTGGCTGCCACCGGTGAAAAGGGAGATACCGGTTCCGCTGGGAAAGACGGGGAGAAAGGTCCGCAAGGTGAGCAGGGGGATTCTGTTTTCAAAAAAGACGGTGTGAAAATAGAAGACGGCAAAGTGATCTTCACATTAGCAAATGGAAAGGAATTCACGCTTCCGATGCTAGTTGACGGCCTCGCTGTGGGTATTGGTGGCAGCGATTTGTTCTATGCATCGCCTTCAGACAATTCTATAGATGTCACTTTTGCTTCTACTATGAAAGAGGAAGATTATAAATCCATTGTTGCTACTATTACGAATGGTAATGAAGCAGACTGGATTATTAAAAGTCGTGGTGCGGTAGATACATGGAAAGTAGCAGTAACGGAACCGACTTTCACCGGCACAGACGGAACATATACTCCGGGAAGTGCAAAGATTACTATTACCCCTCCGGCAAATGTCAAACTGTCGGATACAGCTCTATTGACGGTGACAGTGACTGACGCTAATGATGGTACAATATCAGTTTCGAGAGAAGTGAAATATTTTGATGGTGAGATAGTGGCATGTACCGGAGGTGATTTAAGTATCAAAGGATTGGATACATCTGTGAAAAGACTGGCCCTAAAGGGCTCTATTACGGTAGAAGATTTTAAATATATCAGAGAATCATTAACTGCACTTGAAGTGCTGGATATTTCGATGACCGACTTGACTGAACTGCCGGATCGTGCATTACGTTTCGGTGGTGATACACCAAACACTTCATTGAAAGCAGTCAGACTGCCTTTATCTATGAAAACTATCGGTTATGCAGCTTTCACTAATTGCAGAGCATTGACAAGTATTGATACTGAGAATGTGGAAATCATAGGTGAATGGGCATTCGAACAATGCCGCGGTTTGGTGGAAGTGAAATTGCACGACGGATTGAAAGAGATTCGTAGACAAGCCTTCTATCATGTATTTCACTGACATTGATAGATATTCCAGGTAGTGTAACAGATTTGGGCAAAAATACAGAAGTATCTACGTCACAGTATGAAGGTTGGGTGTTTGAAAACTGTACGAACTTAAGTACGATCACTTTGCATGAGGGTTTGAAGAAATTATATGTCTCAACCTTTTCTCGTTGTGGAGTCGTATCTATCAATATACCTACGACAGTAACAGATATCCCTGACTATGCTTTTCAGGAATGTCAGAATCTGGAGCGCGTCACATGGCATAATGGTATCACTCAGATAGGGGAGGCTGCATTTTTAAAATGCCGTTCATTAAAGGCTATTACTATTCCTACAGGAGTAACAGTACTCAGGAATAATCTATTTGATGAATGTGCGAATTTGCAGTATGTGACATTACATCATAATATCACTGAGATACAAGTAAGAGCTTTCTCTTATTGCACTTTACTTAAGTCAGAGTTTTTCCCTTACGAAGATGCTTATATAGATAGAGCAGCACTCCCCAATGCACTGCAAACTTTAGGAGCAGGTGTATTTACGGATTGTAAGAACATGGAAAGTATTTAATATGCAACGTACACAGGTGAAAAATATACTCAGGAATACATATTCCGGATGTAGTGGTATAACTACCTTCTATTATCCGAATGTAGTAGAAACAATCGGTGAGTTTGCTTTTTCAGGTTGTTCTGCGTTAGTGGGATCTTTTTTCCCGGCTTCATTAACATCCATTGAAACAAATGCATTCCACTTATGTACGAAAATGAGCCAAGTTTACTGTTTGGGAAGTACTCCACCTACGCTTGGTACGGCTGCTTTTGATTCTTCTCTAAAATCAATAAGTACACTATTTGTGCCAGAGGCTGCGATTTCGGCATATAGTAGCAGTAGTTGGAATCCCTATTTTAAAGAAATAAAGAAAGATTTACTCCATCCATAAAATTCAGAAATTCAAATGATAACCAGGTTCCGTTGCTTTTCTTGGCAAGAAAGGTGGCGGAATCTTTGTTTTGTTACACTGTTCCGGCAATTCGATATAATAAAACTTAAACAGATTCTTCCATTTTTTTTATTATCTTTTTTATTCCATACGTTTGTAAATGGCAAGCTTTTCCGCAAGTTTGTATATTATTCACGCTCACTGATTCATCGATATTAATTTTGTAGTCGTGATTTTTATCTATTCAATCCTTTACTCACGCGTGAATATATATTAATGTATAAAGAAAATAGCTTTTACAATTACAGTAGAAAAAGATACTCTACAATATCATTGTCAATCAGGTGGTTACAGAAAAGTTTCAAAAAAGTGGTAGAAAATAGTCAGATATATTTGGATTGTATAGCAAAACCTCGTACTTTTGCACCCGCTTTCCAAGAGAGGGACGGCCTAACAATTGACATTCTGCTAAAGTTTAAGGCTTCAGAAAATAAAAACAAAAAAACTTCGAAAAAAGTTTGGAAGTTATCTGAAAAGGTCCTTATCTTTGCATCCGCTTTCGCTAAGAAAGCAGCGCGACAGAAGTCACGTTAGTTCTTTGAAATATTGATAAACAATACAAGTAGTACAAGAAAAAAATAGAACCGTCAATACTTGTCTTATATGTAGTAATATGTATGAGTCATAAGGTATTAATGAAGTCAATAAATTGTACGGCATCCTGAACAGAGCAAGAACCAGCAGCAATGCTGATTAACAATACTT